TTTCTGCTGGTCTACAGCAGAAGAATCTTGGTTAAGTAGAGCACCATTCTGATAGATTTCAAACTTCGCTGGTTTGATACCACGAATCACTTTGTATTTATTATTACCAATATCAAAGTTAACTTCCACAACACAATCACTCTGATTGATTGAGTTGAGAAGTTGTGGTTTGTTAATCTTTCTAAATGGTTTGCCAAACAAAGAGAAAGTGAGAGCATCCAGAATGGTTGACTTTCCAGCACCATTAGTTCCCACAATCAAACTACTTTTCGCATCAGTAAGAGATACTTCAGTAAACTGAGCACCAGTAGAAAGAAAATTTTTCCATTTAATCGTCTTGAAAATTATCATAAGATCTAGGGGGAACAATAATGTCGTCAGGTTCAACGATAACGTATTTCATACCTCGCAACTCACACATCCCAACACCAGCCCGTAGGTCTATTTCGTGAGTAGTGAGAGGAGGTAACGAATCACTTTCGTCATTTGCTTCCAGTAATCCGAGATACCTTTCGGCATCGTCTTCGTCTCTAAAGAAGTATATCACATGGTCACCCTCACCGTCAACGACTGAGTACACACCATCAGTATGTTCAGCAAGAGTGATTAGAAACATTTACACTACCTCACAACTCTCAATATATAGTGACTTCATTACACTCTTCAACTTTGCTTTGTCTACGGCAATCTCTACCTCATCAATATATTCATTAAGAAGTGTAAGAGTATCTTTAATTTCTGCATTCTCATCATCTTCAACAAACGCATCGTTGACAAGAGTTTCAATAATCTTTACATCATGTGGTTGAGTTGCAAAGACAGAATCAACAAACTTTTCAAACTCAGTATAATCTTTTTTATCTTCTACGATAATCTTGACAAAAGAATTTGCACACTCACTGGTATTGAAGCTGAGATGAGAACCAGTAGAATCATTATAATAGATTTTCTGGAAAATCTCATAAGGGTTCTTGACCCGCTTGAGTTTATTTGTTGTCGGTTCATAGAGATGAAATCCTCGCTCGTCTTTATAATCGTTCCAGAACATCTGGTAAGGGTTGCCCAGGTAAGTGATGTTACCTCTGGATGATTTGTGATGATAGTGACCAGAGAATACTTGTTTAAACTTTTTGAATATGGAAGGGTCCATTCCATGCTCCTGTTTATTGCCAGGAGTTACTTCAAAACCAGATAGTTCAAGATGACCCATAGCAATCTCAGCACTGGTATCATTAATCCAACGCATTGTCTCTTCGTAGTTAGAAGAGTTAATCCAAGGCAACATCAGAATCTTAGCACCATCAATCATTACTGTCTCTGGGCGAGAGTAGATTTCGATGTTGCTAAAGTCCTTGAGTAGAAGTTCGGGTGAGTTAATCTCGTTCGTATTCTTATAGTAGGTGCAGTGATTGCCAAGAATCATGTGAACGAAGATACCCATATCTTCAAGGCGTTGAAAATAATAACTACGCACACGGTTCCAAACATTGAAATCAATCCCCTTACGATTATCAAACGTATCACCGAGGTCAATAACAGTTTTGATTCCATGTCTCTCCAGTGTTGGGAAAAAGATGTCGTCGTAGAATTTTTTGAAGTATTCCCAGAACGCAACACTACCTTTTCTCCCGTCTAAATGCTGGTCGGTAATAAGAGCTACTGTCATCGCTTGCTTCGCATTTCAAGGTTTTCTTTGATGCTGTTCATGTCAGCACTGCTGCTATTATATCCTATCATGTCACCACTGTAACTATCTGTATGCAAAACTTCATCATATCCTGACCGTTCAAGAATCTTGGATTTGATTTCTAGTTGTTTTTTCTCACGTTGAATCCTACGCAAGAAAGCATAATAGATAATCTGAGTGAAGTAAGCAAATGGATTGGTTGATTTCTCTGGATTAAAGTTATCAATATACTGCAGACAATTTTCAATACCATCACAAATCATATCTTCCCTAAACATGTAGTTGACAAAGTTAGGTTTGTATGATAGGTGTGTAGCAATTTTAAGAAAACACTCTCCAATATAATTAGGAACTTTAGGTTTGGATAGACCTGCTTCTTTAGCAGCAGCAACCTGCTGTCGATACACCATCAGGGCATCGAGGAACTCTCGGTTGTTGACGTAATTTTCTTTTGTAGTTCGTCTACCCATCGGCTTTTCGACTGTTAACATGGTTTATATCCGTTGGTGTTTGTATTGTAACATACCCAACGAGAATTGTAAAGGGGCTTGACACAACTCTTAAATCCGTATATAATAGCAATGTTGCGCCTTCAAGATTTATTATATATCTCTTCTAATAACTTCTTAGCTTCTTTAATAGACCCTAGATAACCTTCATGGCTTCTAGGGTTTTGTCTTTTATTATTTGATTTAGGTTTAGGGGAATTTCTTTTTTTATATTTTGATTTGTCTTCTAGATGTTCTTCATAACAAGATGCAATCTTAGAATCAAGTTCCGTCATAGTAATAATTTGACAACGAGGAATAATAAACATATCTTCATACGTTGCATTAATCCAATCATCAAATACAATACCTTCATAGATTAAATTATTTTTTCTTTCCTCAACCTTTTCAACTAAACGAGGTTCTAAAACTACAATAACATCATCATTTGGATCGTAACTAACTTTAGCTACAATCTCTTCGCCAGAAGTTAATTTAATAGTTGCATAAAATTCTTCTTCCATATTATTTTAAATCGAGTTTGATGATTTCTACATTAAACTTTTCTTCTTCATATATTTTCAAACGCTCATCTAAATGTTTCAGCGTATAATTTTTCTGTGGTGTTCTGCAATACTCATCGGCAATGTCATAAAGAGTAGCGTAAGTTTTATTATTGCCCTTACGCAATACACGACCGATAGATTGTAAGTTTCTTACTCTTGATTTTGATGGTGAAGCAAATACAACATTGTGTAGATTACGAATGTTGATGCCAGTGCTGAATGTTCCGTATGAAGCAACAATCACTGCGTTGTTTTCAGTTTCAGTGATGCGTCTAATCTCTTCGCGTTCCTCTGTATCTACACCACCATAGACCAGAAAAACTTTACGACCTTCTTCGACAATACTATTTATTGCCTCGTAAAGTGGCACTCCATGACGCTCCACATAGTTGAATAAAACTAGGGAGTTTCCTTCTAAGTCACGCACAAGATTTTTAATTAGACGATTACGTTTTGGATTGTCAACAATTGCATCAATCTCTCCTTGATAATCAAAGAACTCCATTCTCTCATGCTTCAGCAAAAGAACTTTGATTCTGAAATCAGATAGATGACCTTCCTTAATAAGCTTCTCTGTCTTGGTAACATGCTTACACTCACCAAACAATCCTTCTAGCACCCACTTGTGAGTAGCAGAACCATCCAGTGTTCCAGTGAAACCAAACCTATACTTAGCTTCATGTAGTTTAGTCATGATGCCAGTGAGTGATTTGGATTTGAATAGGTGTGCTTCATCACCGATGACACAGGAAAAGTCATCAAACCAACGTTTAGGAAACTTGTAGATAGATTGCCAAGTGGAAATGATAACTGCTTTCTCTACGTTTTTATCTTTTCCACCATATATTCTATGACAGTAGCTATCAGTATCCCAACCATAGTCGGCAAAATCATTATACATTTGCTCAACAAGCGAAGTGGTAGGAACAATAATGAGCGTTTTCTTACCCGTCTTTTTGTATTCTGAGGCATAGTAATACCTAACCAAAGAGTAGATCATCAGGGATTTACCTGATGCAGTAGGCGACAAAAGTAACCTGCGGTTATTTAGAAGTGCTTCGTATACTGCTTGCACTTGATAATCTCTTGGGTTATGATTCGGACACACAGCCGCCATGAATCCTTTGACACCTTCTAAGGTAATCTGGTCGTTCTTTTCTTCTACATCTCCGTAGAACTTATTGGGTTCGTATGAAATAGAATAGTTTTTGATATCACACCATTCTTTCAGGTGTGAGATTAAACCACAATATAGTTCACCTGTTCCTGGTGAATACAATCTAATCTTGCCATCCCACATACCACTTCTATACTGTGGCATAAACTTGGCATTAGGAATGTCGAACGTAAAGTAATCTGCTAATTCGTAATGAACATGAGGTTCTGCTTTGATAGTCAGATAAATGTTGTTCTTTTTTGCAACTGCCAGATTTGTCATTAGGTGCTACCGTTAATAAATTTCTCCCACTCGATAGCGTTTTTAATTTGGAAACTTCTATTGGAAATCATTTTAAGAACATTATCCAAAAAGAAAAGTGCCTTATTAATAAACTCTATTTTCATCTCAATGTTAATCAAATCCTCATCCGCTTCTAGATATACTTTCATCTTCTCGGATGTTTTTATGGATTGCCCAAAAGGTTTTTCTTTGTAAACTTCAGGATCGGCTTCGCCTTGATAATATTCTCTTTTTTCTTTTAACTTCATACGATACTGAAATTCCAGTGCTGTCTTCTCCGTAGAGAAATCGTTGTAGAAGTTTAAATATTTATTGTGCTGGTAAGGGATGTCTAGCGAGATTTGTGCTAGGTCTGCTGAGTATTGTTTGTTTTTAAACTGGAAGTCGATATGTGAATCTTCTTGCCATTCTGATTTAACATGATTAAAGAGTGTTCTCAAGTCATCAAATTTCATAGTTTCTTCATTCGTTTGTTATTAAAAGTATAGCGCACAAATTTAAATGTTACGTCCGCTGTTAAATATTCAACTTCGGTATCTCCAACATCAAAAGATACTTCAGTTAAATCTACTGGAAATAATTGTTCAAAATTAACAATAATGTTTTCTTTAAAATTACTATTTAAAATTAATAATCTGCCATCTGAATATTGTGGTTCCGAATCATCAAATCCTTCTCCCAAATTATTTTTTTGAATCCAATTCCAAACATTAATATAATTGGTCATGTCTTCATCAATAATAAATGTAACTCTCAAATCACCATAAGACAAACCACCAGAAGATACGATTGGAATAGGTCTAAAAGGAGTTGGAACAATTGCATTTGGAACATTAATATCTGGAATAGATGCTCTCTGGCAATAAAAATCTATGCCAGCAAATATATCTAAATCAAGTTTAAAACCGTTAGGTGCCAAAAAATTTCTATTCTTTGGTTGGTCATCATACCATTTTGCTGCCATGACTGTATCCTTTTTCTCTATTTATTTGCATAAAAAAAGACCCCCGAAGGGGTCTTGAGAAATGACCTGAGAATCAGGTGAGGTTGATAACCTTAACTCTTCTGTAATACTGGTTAGTATTAGGAGTAAGAGCTGAACCGTCTGGAGTAGCACCAGCGATACCATTAACGTTCGTTGTCGAAACGAATGGGTTGCTGACCATGCCGTAACGGGTCTTGAATCCAATCTTAGGTTGGAAGGTATCAGGGTTGATACTACGAACCATTTGGAGAGGAACGTATGGGCAATAGAAGAGACCAGCATCATAAGGTGATGTGCCCTTATAACCCATGACGTAGTAGTGCTTAGCAGCTTGTGACTGACTATAGATAGGAGCACCGAATGGATCGATGTAAACACGGATACCACCCTGGAGAACACCAGCAAATACGTTACCAGTGTCATCAACGTTGAGTGAAGTGTTGAGAGCAGGAGCGTAGTCAAGCATACCAGCCATTGACATAGCGGAAGCAACGTCTGCAGAGCAGATCATGAAGTTGCCCTTACCTCTACGGGTTAGTTGACCGATTGCGTTGGCATCACGCTGAATCTGGAATAGGAGACCCTTGAACTTCTCTGCCATCCAACGACCGTTTGAATCAATGTCAAGGTCGAAAGTGCCCTGAGTTGCAACGTCGTTCTGAGCACCAGGAAGTGCAACAGTGTAAACGGTACGGATGATTTCACGGTTAATCTCAGCGAGGATTTCGCTTGAGAGTAGGTTGGCGAGCTCTTGCTCAGCATCAAGACCATGGATTGCCTTGAGGTCTTGTGCTAGTTCTAGGGTGTATTCTGCCTTGAGAGCGCGTGTCTTAGCAGTCACCGAGGTCTTCTCGATGCTGAATGACATCTCGCGGAAGAGTGTACCAGCTTCGCCTAGAATTTCAGAAGTTTCACGAGACATGCCGCGAGCAACTTCATAAGTGCCAGGTGAACCGTCGTTAAGAACTGCAGGGTTGTTGCCTTCTGCATCACCACCAACACCAGAAGCGTTGCGAACGCTGTAAGCGCCTTGTGAAGCATCTGAACCAGCAGAGAATGCTTCGTCTGGCTCATAGTATAGTGCCTCAGCACCGTTCTGAGCTTCGTAACGAGCACGCATTGCGAAGATAAGACCAGTAGGACCGCTCATTGGTTGAACGCCAGCGATGTCATAAGCGACAAGGTTAGGCATTGAACGGCGGATTAGGCTGATTAGGATAGGATCGAAACCAGCAAGACCAGCAGTGTTGGTCGATGATAGAGCTGAACCAGCAGGTGAGATGGTTCCAGCGCCGAGTGAGTTGACGGCAACTTCGTTGAGCATTCCATGCTCTTCGCGGATTGCACGCTCTTGGTTTTCTAGCAGGGTAGCAACAACCTGTCTGCGATATGCGTCCTTAATTTCAGGAAGGTCTTTATGACCGAGAACAGGTGCCCACTTTTCCTGCAAAAGTCGTGTACTTGACATTTGCTTTTACTCCGTTGAGTGATTGGGGTTAAAATTATTTATTATAATCAGTTGCTCCAGCGGGAAATCGCCTGAAGGTATGCAGCCATTACTGGTGATACTTCTTCCGATGATTGCTCGCCCGAGACCTCAGGTGTTACTTGCTCGTTAACTACATGCTTAGGGAAATAACTTCCGATGAGTGTTGAAACTTTATTGCGGAAATCTTCTTCCGAAACAAACTCAACTCCTTCTGCAAGAGAAGCAAGTTTTTCTCTTTGGGTATCAACAAGACCCTCGCTCATTTGAGAAAGGATAACTTGCTTTTGATAACCAGCGAGTTTATTATTAAGATCAATGTTACGCTCAACCTGTTCGTTGAGACGACCTTCCATTTCACAAAGCTCCTCGGTCATGGTTGCCACAACATCTACCTTCTCAGATGGAAGGTCGAGGTAGTTTTCTTCAAAAACTTTTTTGAGACCACCCATGAACTCTTCAGCGATCTCAAGCTTGAGACCTGCATCGAGTGCAACTTGGTTCTCTTCTACCCAAGTGGTGATTGCATAGTTGAGTGTTTCATCAACTTTCTCTGCAAGTGCAGCAATCTCCTCTTGGAGTTTGACAGAGAATTGCTCTTGAAGTTGACCAGCAATAGCATTTACTTGCTCTTCGATACGTGACTTAACAGCCGCTTCAAAAATTGTAGTTGCCTTTGCTTTGAAATCTTCAGAGAACTCTTCGCCTTCGGTAAGGGCAGCAACATCTTCCGCAGCGGAATAGTTGATTGCTTCCATACCAAATACTTTTGTATTGTTAGGACCATTCTCAACGCCATACCCAGATGACTTAACCGAGAAACCTGAATCTTGGTGCTTGCCGCGAGTTTGCTCATCGCTAACTTTGCTATTATGCTTAGCAGCCTTTGCTCCAGGATTATCCTCACCTTCTGGTGATTCAAAATCTGAACCACCATTATCTTCCTCTGACTGCCCAGGAGCAAGAGAGGTAGGTAGTTCAAAACCTGAATCTTTATGACCGCCGCGAGTTTGCGCGTCACTTACTTGACCAGTTACTGGATGCATGTATTGACCGATACCAGATGATTGTCCAGGAACAATAGCGGGAGAGAGCGCACTCGTCATTACATCTGACTCAGTTACAAGCTCCTCAAACTTTTCGTTTAAGTTATCTGACATTTGAGATTCCTCGTAATACTTACTATATGTTTATTCTATGATTATTTATTAAATTACAAACTTTGTAAGAAATGGTTGAAAGCTTTCAACGACCTCTCCTCAAGATTTTTTCTGGTGGATTCAGAAATATATCTTTGGTATTTAGCAATATTAACTTCCTTAATAATGCCATTTTCCCATACCCACTCTTTTCCTTCCATGATTCCATTCACAAATGCGTCAGGTGCGGAGGGATCTGCTACAATGTCAGCAGCAGTTGCGAGCATAAAATCATCACGAACATAATTGGCACCGTTCTTCTCTTCGATAGAACCCATGCCTCTAGAAGAAACACCAAGCTTAACTCCTGACTCCAGAAGTGACTTAGCAATGTTTCCCATAGGTGTATTTAGAATCTGTGCTTTACCAATAAAATTAGAACCCTCTGCTTTGAGAGAAACAATTTTATGCGACACACGATCTAAGTTAACAGTAGGACCATCAGGATGACCTAGTTCACCGAGAGCACGACCAACATTTACATACTGCTCAGTGTATCTACCAACTTCACGTTCTAGAACGCCAAATGGATATACACGACCGTTGCGGTTTTTAATATCACCCTGAAGGAATACACCTTCAATGTAAAGATTTTTTTTACCGTTGGTTTCTTCTTCGAGGATTTGAATATCCTCAATTGCTTCGGTGATTAGTTTCATTGTTCTGGTTCCTCTGCTGGGGTTTCTTCTACCTCCTGTTCAGGAGTTTCTGGTTCATCGAAAAAAGATTGTGCAACAACCTGCTTGTAATCTTTCATTGCTTCTGCTGCTTTTCCATAGAGGAGGTCAGCAATTTTGTCGAGTGCTTGAACTCTATTGCCGTCACGAACGGCATTGACAACTTCAATAGTATCCATTTGATTTACCTATAATAAATTATTTATTTTTCTGATGTTTTAGGTTTAGGTGCAGCAGCAGGTGCTGGTGGTGGTGGAGGCATTGCTCCTACTTCCAGAGTTGCTGCATTCATTAGGTTGGTATGAACAGGATCAGGAATCTTACCTTCCGCAATCTCATTCTCCATTTGCATAGAGATTTCTTCATACTCAGCATCGTTCTGCATAAGAACTTGCTTTCTAACATACTCAATTGAATAATACTTTCCGAGGAAAGGGTCAAGTGCAGTTGCAACTTGTAGGCGATTGCCCATTAGTTCTGCTTGCTTAAGTTCTTCAAAATGATTATCAAATTGATAGTCGTATTGAATATGCTCTTGCATCTCTTCCCAATCTTCAGGTGCAATAACACCTTTTAAAATGAGTTGAGTTTTGAGAATGTCGTGGAATAGTGCGCTAAATTTTTTGCGAAGACGACCAATCCATTTAGCAAATTTAAGTTCATCACGAAGGATTTCGGATGAACGACCAAGTGAGAATCCTTGGTTTGCATCATCTAGACGTGAAGGTGGAAGGTTGAGAGAGTTGTATAGTTTCTTTTTAAAGTATTCGACATCTTTGAGTTCACCCAGATTTTGACCACCAGGCAGAGTTGTGATTTCAGTTCCTCTGCCACCTTCACGACGAGGGAGCCAGAAATCTTCAAGCATACTCATATGCTTTTTGTCGTCGCGGATTTCACCAGTTTGTGCATCGTACACAAGTTTGTTACGATAGCGAGCCATAACTTCACGAAGGTATTGCTCTGCTTTTACCTTAGGAAGATTACCTACGTCGATGTAGAAAATTCTTCTTTCTGGTGCGCGTGACAAACGATAGATAACCAGTGCATCTTCAATCATGCGAAGCTGGTTAAGTGATTTGATTGCTTTGTGTAGAAAACTCAAGACCATCTTTTTGTTAAGATCTTGAATACTGGAGGTTACATATGTGATAGCATCGTTCGCAATCTTGACGCCACTCGTTGCGTTGTTGACATCGAAGGTTGAACTGATGAATCCCTTTGGATTATACATGTAGTACTCTACATAATTTCCAAAGTCATATGCTAAAGCATTTGAGGGGTCTGCAGTATTCGCAGATAATACTTGTGATAATCTTGGGTCTTTATTTTGAACTCTGACCTTCTTAATTTTCAGTGGGTCGATGTATCTGAGTTCAGTAATACCTGCTTTAGGATTAGCAAGATTGATAACTTTATGGTAGTATATGCGACCATCAATATACCAAGTTCTAAAAATTTCATGTGCTCTAGTATCAAATTTAAGAAGACGAAGTATGTATTGAAACTCTTCACGAATTTTCTTTTTGATTGATTCGCTTACTTCTAAATTTGATAATTCAATTTGAACTGGAGTATCATCTAAACTAGAGTTAATTGCTTCGTTAACAATTTCATCAATAGCAGAATCAACCTCTGGATGCATAGACATATCACGGTAGCGTTTGATGAGGTCAAACTCATTTCTTGCTACGCCATCGATATCTACATATGAACCAAAATAACCACCAGCTACGGTGGTTACTGCGTCATCCGCTGAAGGAGGAATTGGGGATTGCCCCTTCAATTCCTCCTGTTTAGATTTAATTGAGAATCCAAATAATTGACTCATGTTTAAAGTGTCTCACTGACTATGATATATTTATCAAGCAATAAGATTGTTGTAATCAGGTGCGTTATTTCCTGCTGTCCAATATTGAAGTTGGAACTCAACTGTGAAGTCCTCAATCTGATCGTTGCTATCATAAGCAAGATCAATCTGAGAAACGTTAGTTGGGAAACATTGTACAAATTTATAAGATCTCATGATATGACCACCTGGATCATCAGTAATATCTCTTCTCTCTAATTGATGGACGACAATATCAGCAGTGTAACCATCACTTGTTTGTGGGGTCCATTGTTCTGCAGTGTTGGCTTCATGAGCATTAATTGCTCTCATCCAACGCTCCATAACACCACGAATTTTAAAATCTTTATCATTGATAAAGGTTGCTGTCCATGTATCAAATGTTCTGTCTCCAGCAATTTTTACCGTTCTTCCTCTAAAAGGAACTTCAATAACACCTAAGTTAGATGCTGGAAGTGCTGCTGATTTGCATAGAAGATTTGTTAATTCGATATCATCACCTACTAACTTATCTTCTAATTGATCTGGGAATTGAATATTAACATAAAATAGATTAGGTCTCACTCCTTGATTAACTTTACCTAAGAAATCTCTAACGTTGCTGTTTGCCATTTTGGGTACTCTCCTGTTTTATTTTTAAAAAAATCAACGACCAGTTACTTCATTGAAGCTAACACCAGATCTTGTGGCAACAAACGTAATAGTGACGTAATTAATTGATCTAGCAGGCTTAAGATAAATTTCTGCGACAAATTCATTTCTATCAATAACATCAGCGGTATTATTTGTTTCGTCGCAAACAACCAAATAATCCGTAACACCTCTTTTTGCTTTTACCTCAGCAAGATAAGAAGCAGCTGAAGCAGCAAAAGATGATCTTGTGGTTACATCATTTAATTCAAATAAAACACTCTTTGCTAATGAAGCAATTCTTTTCTCCACAGTTAGGAAAAGACGACGAACATTAATTCTGTCGAATGCACTTGGAGTTGAGAGAGCTGTTTTATCACCAAAAAGAACTACTCCAGAACCAGGGAATGAAGTGATTGGATTGATTCTCTTTAAATAGAGTTTATCTCTATCTGTCTTAGATGGAACGTATGCTAATTTAACTACGTTCTTTAAATTTCCTCTACTTAGTCCAGCTGGAGAGAACCAATCTTCCAAATTGGAAGATGTTTGTACACATAGTCCAGCAACGTCAGCATTGCAAGGAACATAACGATATACATCATTAAATCTATCGTAGATATATTTGTAACCACTATCTAAAACAGCGTATGAAGTTGAAGCAATAGCATCAAAGAAAGAAACAATTTCATCTCTTTGTGCAGATGGAGAAGACAGTGCAATAAATCCTTTATGTGGAGAAACAAAAGCAACGCAATCTTTTCTGCTAGAAGCAAGACCTACTGCTTTTTGTGCTTTAGAAATTTGATCAGTTTTATCAGATAAACTTCCACCAACTAAGACAAAATCAATTTCAATCTCTTCGGTATCAGCAAACAGATCATATGAATTGTTAATGTTTGCAACATTAGTTGTCCAAGCGTTTGATCCTGCAGACAAAGTAAGAATACCATTACCACCAGTTAACCCAGCAGCTCCAGCATAAATGTAAGAAGAACGAGCGTTAATAACATTAACATAATAATTTGAAGATCCTTGCTCATCAGTTGAAGAAGCAAGTGAAGAAACGTATAAGAAAGTTTCTACAATATTTCCAGAATTATCTAGAACAACAATGTGCAAATCAGATGCTCCATTTGGTTTTGCTGCGATTGTACTCCACTGAGTAGTTCCAGCGACACCAGTGATAGTTAAAGTCGAATAAGCATTTGATGATGTAGAACCGTCTACCCAAGCTACTTGGTAATTATTTGCCCATTCACCTGCAGTTCTTGCAGCAAATTTCCAAGTATAACTAGAATAATTTGATTCAAAATTATCTTTATTTTTAATCAATGGAGCAATAATTCCTGTTACTGTTACTACTGGATATGCAGCAGATAGTGCTGAAGATACAGCAGGAGTTGCAGTTGCAAAATCCAACTGTCTCAATTCTAGAGTTGGAACTCCTAATTCGCCAGAACCAGCATCTTGATCATCATCAAAAGCAATAGCGGTTGAACCTAGTTGACCTCTTTCTACCGTAATAACTTTTGATTCCGAATCAATAGAAACAATTTTTACTGTTTCTGAAGTTACTCCAGTAGTTCCACCAGATGGACTTCTCTTGATAACTGCGTATGAGTTGACAGTAAATCCAGCAATCGTATCAACTGAAATTGTTGTTTCTACTGCAGTTAATTCTGGTGATGCATTTTGCTCGATAATTGCAGATACTGTAGCACTTTCTGCTTTGGTCCATTTAGTAACAGCAGCACCACTAGCATAGTTGCCAGCTGCTGAACCTAGTTGTTGTCTAGTTACTGTTAAACTTTTTTCTCCAGCGGTATTTGTAACAGCAGTTACTAGAAAATATTCTGAACCAACTTTTACCAAATCATTCACAGCAAATGAGGATGATGAAACAACATATAATTTTGTTGCATTTGAAGATGAAGATCCAGCATCAGTAACTGCATTTTTTAAAGCAGCATCTTCAATTCTCACAACTTGAAGTTGTCCACCATATGAAAGGAATGTTGATGCACTAAACCAATCTTCATAATTATTATTTGTTGGAGCACCAAAATATTCATATAATTCTTTTTCTGTTGTTACGCTAGTAATTGTTCCTACTGGACCTTTTGCAAAACTACCTACTAAAGCTGCTGTATTTGCTTGGGTATTTACAATAGTTTGAGTAGTTAGATCACGTTCTCTTAGAACAATTCCAGGTGATACTTGACCTGCCATGTTTGTTTCCTCGTGAAAGATAGTTCATTTTTAACTACAAATATTTATGAAAATGATTACTTCAAATGGGGAAACAATGCATGAACACATTACCAGTCAGGATACTGCCACACATCAGAATTTTTTAGTGTTCTATTTGACTGAATTCTTTTTACTGTGCATTGTTTGCACTCGTATGAATATGAAGATGCTAAGTATTTTTTATGTTTACGAACCACATAGAAATCTGTCATGAGGTCTTTGGTTTCTCCACAAACCCTACATTGTCTTTCTTTGAAAAGTAAGTGGTCTAAAGAAAACTCATCTTCGATATCCATTAGAAACCTAACATGTATTCTACGTCTGCATAAGGATTTCCATAACCATCCATATACCAAACATTTCCATCTTCATCAATAATTCTTTCTTCTTCATCTAATCCATCTGATATAAATCCAAATGGTGCCATGTCTTGTTCAATTTGATTTTTTTGTTCTTCGTAGATACGCTTGCGAACATCATTATCAGTCATCTCCCTGAAATAGGGTTGAACCGCCAACCACGAGAATAGAACTAGACACATCACAAGGTCATCGTTATATCCATCGTCAGCTTCAAACGATTGATTTTTCTGAATGAATGTAGTGAGTTCACTGATAATTTCGTAATCAGAGATTAGAAGTTTGTCATCCTCAATCAGTGTTTTTAAATTAGAGCATCCAACCTTCTTAGTCACCTTTGACATCTTTAGACCAAGTTGAGATTTGGTGCCAGAGAATCCCTGACCTACAATCTGACCAGCGCGACCTCTCATAGCACACATAAGAATGTTTGGATACTCCAAATCATAGTGAAGAATATTAGTAACCTGTTCTCCAATGTCATTGACTTCTGCTAGGATATATGCTTTGTTGTAGTTCTTGCCGACCTGTTCAATAATGTTGGGGAATAGGATTGGTTTGATTTCGTTGTTTCGATACTTAGCAACTATCTTCCAAGGTAGTGTAGTAATATCAAATACGACAAAAGCGGAGTAATCATTGTTGGTTCCACGGGATACGTCAACCGTCATGATATAGTCGCGGTCTGGTTTTGCTTCCTCGTATACTTTCAATCCTTTACCATTATCTTGAATGGGGTCTTCAAAAACCATTGAACGCAACTTAGCCGCAGAGATAAGAGTATCAACCGAACCTAGGAATTCACACTCAAATTCCTGAGTGAACTGCCTCTCAGAGGTGTTCCTGATGGTCTCTTCTTTCCACTTCTCATCTCTGCCAGGAACTTGACTCCAATGTACTTCCAGAGGCACATAACCGTTTCTACCACGCTCTGCATCATGCCAGAGCTTGTAGAACATATTCATACCCTGTGGGGTAGAGATAATAATAACTTTGGTTGTCTTACCAGATGAGATAGTAGGATACACAGAGCTGAAAAACTGCTCTGCCATGTGGTTAGGAACGAACGCAAACTCGTCAAGGAAGATGATGTTAAAAGAGTTTCCTCGCACGGCGGATGATGAGGTGGAAGCAGCGATAATCTTGGAACCGTTATCTAGTTCAAGTGAACCTTTGTTCCATCCTATGACGCCTTGCTGCATCCACTTAGGTAAGTTTTCATATGCCAGCTGCAAACGAGACAGAAGTTCTCTTGACGTTTCTGCTTTGTTTGCTAGAATAGCAATTTTGATGTTGTCGTTGAAGACAGCATAATGCAACAGATAGGAAATAACTGTTGTAGATTTTCCTGTCTGTCTGGGAAGTTTAGCAATATTAAATCTATTTTCGTGGAAGTTAGTAATGAGTTTCTCTTGGAAATCATACATCTCAAAAGGAACAAGACCTTCATCAAGAGAAATAATCTTCACATAGTTTCTTGCAAAGTAAACGGGGTCATCTTTGCATTTGATAAATTCTTCAACTTGTTCCTTTGTAAAACTAATAGCGGTATTAGCTTTCTTTAAATTGGGATTACCAAGATATACTGCATCACTCATTTGCTCTTCTAATATCCTTTTCTATATCGTCCATACTATTTAATCTTTTTTCCCACCCATCGCCTTTGGTGGTTCCTTGTGCTGGATTGATACAGGTGTCATCTCCAAACTTGTCACAAACTAAAGAAGCGAGTTCAGTTTCATTACCCTTTTTATTTGTGCCAACCCAATAGTGCTGTCCACCAATCCAGCAAGCCCCACACTTAGGGCAGGTTTTAGTATCCATGTGTCTTACCTTGAGACGGTAATGCTATTATATAGGTAAATGTTGTATCGTCAAGTTACAATTTACACACAATTACTCTGTCTTACTTGTCATGTAGTCAGCAGCAGTGTCAATATAATCAGCGGCAAGTGTTACTTTAGATTGAACCCATCCAGGTAGTTGCATCTTTGGATTTCTAACAACTAAGCGAAGACGGTTGACTGCATCTTCGATAGTATCTAGTTGACTCATAATCATTCCGCCTTCATCATCAATCTCTCTACCCATAGCAACTGCAACATGATTCTCACAGATTGCCCACATTTCTTTGACGGTTTTCTTTTTCTTCCACTCTTTTTTTAGCTTGTCTTCCATGGGTAGTAAATGCTTATAGTAATCTGGAAACTCCATAATATGTTGAAGAGCAATATTGTATGCCTCTTCGTGTGTAGTTACATGTTCGCGTTCAATAGTAGAACCAATCTCTGCCTGTCTGATAACATAATCGACTGACACACCATGCTCTTTGGCGATTTCTTTCTCTGTAGGAACTTTCTTTTTCATGAGAAATAACCAATCGGCGTAGCCCTTACATCAGTTCCAGTATCAACTGATAATTTTTGATTTGCTTTTTTATGAATAACAATCTCTGTGCCAGGATTGGAGTAGAAAGAACCAACTACAGTAGTTCCATCATTTTCATAAAGCGTGATTGTTCTTCCAGTATTACCACCAGCATCGTGAACAAGTAGAATATCAACAGCAGTTGAACCAACTACGTTTGGTGTAGTTGAGAGGGTTACAGCAGTTCCTAATAGTTTAATTCTCATTGTCTTTTCCGTTTATTTTCTATTTATTCTTAGCGGCGTCTTTAATCATCTTCTGTAAATCAGCAGTGGTGCCAATAAACATTGTGTTGTTTACAGTCGTTGGTGATGACTTCTTATCTTCCTTGCCGAGATTCTTCATCTTCTGCTGCAAGTCAATCAGTTTATCGGTCATGTCTGAGACCTGCTTCATAGCGTTCACAGCGACTTCATATGCTCTAGGGTGCCCTGACTCCTGAGCAACCTCTAAGGCACCTTGCACCGCCTCCTGACCCTGTGAGATGAGCCTGTATAACTCCCCTCTGGTATATTCATAATCTTTGTTGGCATCAACCGTGATTTCGTTATTCTCTTGCGTAATCATTTCAGTTTGTTTTTCAATTGGTTCTATACTGATATCAAAGATATCTTCCATGTTCTTTTCAAATTCACTCATAGTAATGTAATACCCTCATTGAATCCAAAGTCATCATCTGGCATCAGTAATGAATTATCCGTGCTATCGATATCTCCATCATTATCCATATCTTCAAGCGCCTGTGCGGATACGTCATAACGTAAAACTCTTCTGCTTTGTTGTAGGTCACCAAGCCTTTCGTAAACAGTTGCCTTACGAATAATCTCGCTCTGAGTTACAGGACCGTAGAGATATGTCTTTGCTGTAAACGTCAAAGTATATGTGATACTTCTGCGGCGAAGCATGTCATCTTCATAATCATCTTCATAATCAATACCATTTAATACAAATGGAATATCTTTTTTCTCATCCATGTCTGGAATGAGTTCCATTGTGATGTTGAAATTTGGTTGGAAGTATGGTATGATTTGCTCAAGAATCTGTAGGGCGTCGTCTTGAGAGATTGCAAGAATACCTAATTCAAAATTAATATTATATGGAACTGGCATGTATTGAGTTTTTACACTCTCTCCACTATCAGTTTTCATATACTTCTGAATGGGGCTTCCCTTTCTTGAAGGGTCGTAAGTTAGATTAGTCATCTCAAATGAGAGACGAGGCATCGTGATACTTACTTTCTTTTCTGTGGATGGGTCTTGTTCTAGACGAGCAAGAAACTTTGACTTTGGCCCATACGCAATGGGAACTTTTTCTTTGCGAATAACTGCTCCAGTTTCTGGGTCTTTTGTTACAATTTGAATATTGTTAAATAAAGTTCCAAACCCAATCACAGTTTTTCTTATAATACCGTGATAAAAATGATTACCTAACATTAGAATTCATCTCCCATATTTCCAAATTCGCCAAATGGATTGCCTTCTGTAAAGTCAATTATATCATCGGCATTATCTTCAAAGTATTTATTTTGATTGTTTTCATTATTTTTAATATCTATATCAAGTGTAGAGAAAGTATCAGGAATCCAACTTGCTCCACTATCTTCACCAATCAAAGGAATACCAGATTGAATATCTCCAGCACCATTCAAATAAACTAATTTTACTTTTCTGTCTAATGGATGCCAGTCAGCAACAGTAGCATTAATAGTAACAGGAGCACTGACGTTGTTTGGTGTATACGTTTGAGATACTTGTTCTCCTTCTATGTATGACCCAGTTCCTCCTTCTGCAAGAGTAATCCAGAATCCATATGATTCTTGATCGAGATTATCAAGCTCACTAATTCCAGTATCAAATTCAGTGTTTGCATGTTGCATGAGTTCGCAGTTCATAGAGTAAATATAATTTTTACCTAATTGATAAAATGGAACTTCTCTTTCTACAAACTTAATTTCGTAAGTGTTCTTTGTCATTGGAACATAAATTAAATCACCTTCATTCGGTCTAGTGGGAACTTTCAATTGTATCTTTGTAGAAACAAATGATTGCCATCTTCTTTTGGAAACAGCAAGAGTCATTTCATCTGTCAATGCTAAACCAAACTTAGACATTGCAACAGCACTAGCACCACCAAATCCTTCAGTATTAATCAACATCATTTCAATCATATAATGCTGTTTAAATCTTGATAGCACAATATCATTTAAAGTTCTATCTATCAAAAGTTGTCTTGGTAGATAGAATACATCCATACCAAACAATTTGATTTGTTCGTCAACCAAATCTTGAACTAATCCTTGCTCTGTATTGACTCCACCGTATTGTGGAAAGTGTACGCTTTTTGCCATATCAACCAATCATGTCTAGTGGTGGGAGTTCGTAATCCGAGATAATCTTAGATTCAATATCATCAATTTCTCTAATTGCATCCTCATAAATTTGACGCCCGTTGATTTGAACGCCACCAGGCAACTGAACGTTATTAAATTTGATTAGATTCTGACCCCACTGCTTTTTGATAGCAGCGGTAGCATAACGCTTTACCCAGAAGTCATTATAAATTTTTGGAAGGTCTTGTGGATTGAGAGCGCGGTAGCACTCAATAATTAGAATCTTATTCTTTGTTAACATCGCTGGGTCGTAGTCAATGTAGAGTTTACCATTACGCTTGGTAAATCTAAATTGAATGAGTGAACCAGTATTCAGAACCATGTCAAGAGTTTCGATATAACTCTTAACCATGTAGTAGTTTAGAATGTCAATTGAACCAAAAGCATAGAGGTCGTTGAGGAAAATTTGATATTCAATACCAAATAGGTCTCCACGAATGCTGCTTGACGTTACACCAAAGATTTTTTCCACACCAATAATGTGGTCGGGAAGTTCGATGTAGTTACCACGCTCTGTCCACACGTCACCGTTGGGAGCTGTATGTGTGATATTGTTTGTTTTGAACCTGTTGACTTCTGCCTCAGTTAATACATGCTTGAGGTGCATCTTTTCCATGCCATCGAAATGACGTTCTTGGAAAAATTGAAATGTATCGTCTAGAGCATCTTCAATCTGGTCGTCATCTACGTTAATTTCTAGAACGGGAGCACCCAATTTTCTGAGACAGTATTCTTTTAGTTCTTCCCTCGTAGCGGGTTTAGCCATAAAAAAATACCCCTAGTTTCCTAGAGGTATTTATAATTAGGTTGTATTTATAAAGATTATGCCTGTGCCTCAGTCCAAGAAATACGAGCGTTGATGGACTTAGAACCAGAATCAATGTTTCTAGCAACGATTGTAATCATATCAGGACCGTCTGGGAATAGTGTTTGTGCTACGTTTGAAGATGTTCCGCCACCTAAAATACAGTTGCCCAAATCTCTTGCTTTTGCGAGGTCTGCTGTGGTAACAGTAAACTGCGCTCCACCCGTGCTATTGCTGAAGAATGAGTAAATAGATTCTCCACCAGAAATTGAAGTACCAGTAGCGTGGAAGCACACTTGTGCAAGTGATGATCCACCAAAGTTCTGCCATGTTCCGCCAGAAACTTGACCATTCAATCTAACATCAATTAGGAATCTTCCGTCAGCAGAACAACCAACAGAAGCGAGAGTTAATTGCATTCTGTTAATAAGTTCCTTGAGACCTAAAAGACCAACGTTTCCAGAATCTACCGATGGAGCAACACGAATGCTAACCAGAGCATTAGTGTTACCAGATGTAATTGCCAAAGCTGTCTGCATACCAGCGGTAAAGATGAGCGATTTATCATCGTCATATCTACCATCCATGATTACAGATGAACCCCAGTGACTGATGTTTGGAGCAAAGGTTGGACCGTATGAATAAACTGCAATTGGGGTACTTGCCGAGAAAGTAAACGTTTGTGCGGCAGTAGCACCTGCTGCTTTGAAGACAAGAGTTGCAGTTCCTGATGCGGATGCGGTAGCATTATTACTTAAATAAACAGTTGTTCCACTAATTCCAACTACATATGTTCCTACTGGAATACCAGGACCATGAACATGCATGTAAAGCCCAATGGCAGCACTAGATGAAACAGTTACCGCGTTACTACCAGCAGTAGTCGTTGAACTTGCTAGAGAAGCACCAGCAAGAGTTCGTGATGCAATTGTTAATGATGTTGCTGTTTTACTGCTATATGAAATTAATTCAGGAAGACCAGTAGGTGGAACAATCCAAGCATAACCAGATGATGGGAATCCAGTGGTATCTTGAACAGAAATTGTTCCTCCAGTGGTAGTTGCCGAAGAAAGTGTTGCTGACAGAATAGTTCCGTATGGAATCGTATCTGTCTGATAACGAGCTGGCATGTTACCAGATCTCATGTATGCTTCTGTTCTGGTATTAGCGTGAGTAATTCTATGGCAGTAAATTACTTCGCCACGCTGGTCTTTGAAACCAAAACGAATAGCACCAGCACCATACCATGAATAGTCGATGTAGAACATCTGCATTCTGGTTAGGTCTAAGTTGAAACCAGAAGGACCATTGCCATCACATGTATCAATATTCCAATCAGTTGAAGGAACTTCATAATCAATTGTCTTACTGATAAACGCAGATGATGGCGAAGCAATAGTTGTTCCTCTGTATTCTGGTGCAATTGTCATTGCGGTATCTGATGTGATACCAGTTATGAAGTACGTCTGTCCGCGAATAACAACATTATTTCCTGGTTTTAGTTGAGAAGTAAAACGAGTATTTAATCCAGTAACAGTTCCACTTCCGTTGGTAACTCGAACAGTTCCTGCCAATTGATCGATAGAAGAACGACGGCAAGTATATAGTGTAGAACCATCAAAACGGAAGTAGAAACCGTTTTGATTGTCAAACATACCAAGACGAGTGTTAGCATTTGTCCAGTTAGTGACAGCAATGTTAATTGGGAATCCACCAGCAGTTTGAGATGTTGGAGCAGAGGTTGGTGTATAACGGAATGTAGTATTTGATAGACCTTCAGCAAGAACTGCAAAAGTTCCGTTAAAACTACCGCTAGTTGAAGTAGCACCAGAAACTGACACTTGAGCGCCAGGATATAGGAAGTGAGGTTCTTTGCAAGTGACTAGAACTGTAGTTCCGTTAGAAACTAAACTATCTACAGATAGCGAAGGTCTTAGAATCGTACCTGTGCTAAACTGCATACCCTTACCAGATTGGTAACGGAAGTATCTTCTTGACTGTCTAATTAATGCTGCGAAAGGTGAGTTTGTTCCAGTAGAAATCTTTAGACCACCATCAAATGGTCTGTGTAGTGTTCCTCCAACAGGTCTGGTATATACTTGACCTCCAGTTGGTGCAGTTCCAACTGTTGCTTGAGTTACATATTCAAATGCAGTTGGTGAAGTAACTCTTGCAACATACCAGTTACCATTTGCTGCAGTTGTGTTTGTATTTACAACAAAGATTGGGCATCCAGGTTGTAGACCATGTGGTGCTCCAGTAGTTACAGTGATAGTTGAGTTAGTTGCAGCAGCATCTGTAGCAAATGTTACTTGTGTCGATCCACCGATTTGTTGACCACTATAGAAGTAACCAGGATAGATGTATGAGTTTGGTGAATCTAAAATGTTTCCAGTGGATGTTGCTGCTGCTTCCATATCATATGTGAAATCAACAGATTGTGCTAGCGTTGGAGTAGCAGAACCAGAGTTTGTTCCGTTGATTAGGAAAGAACCATTTGCATCACTATTAGTTAAATACTGACTAAAAATTGGGTTTCCAGGAGTATACTGTGATAGATAAAATATAGTATTTGCCGATACAGCGTTAGAAGCAGCAGTGATTGATAGAGAGCTATCGGAAGCGATAGCAGTAACAGTGCCAATAAATGCTCCAGTTTCATTGTATAATCTATCTCCAACTCTTACTTCAGATAAAAATCTTGTTGCTGAGTTACCAGCAGTTACAGTAGTAGCTCCTCCAGTTACAGCAGCAAGGTTTCCTGTTGGGCTGAAAATTCCTGATCCAGGAGCGCCATTATCAAAGAAACGCTGACCAGACACAAAACCATTTCCGTTTGTTGTTGCAGTTACACCATTTCTCTTTAAAGTTAATGATGTGTCATTGGTGATAGAAGCAACTGCACCAATTAATGCTCCTGTGTTATCGTAAAGAATACTACCAACTTTTGTTTGTGAAGTAAATAACGTTCCAGTACCAGTTACTGCAGTTCCAGCAGTTGTGGAAGTAATTGTTCCTGTAATTTGAGTTCTTGCTCTTACTGTAACAGTACGTGATGTGTTAACAGTGTTTGCTTCAAAAAATACAACTGGAGTAGTTGCGTTTGTGAAGAAAGAAGGTCTGTTTGCAATCGTCTGAAGTGATTCCCACTTAGTTGGTTGGAGACCATATTCAAAGTCAGTATCGATAAGAGCCTGTGGAGTAGAAACTCTCATCTTCGATACTGGGTCCATTAAAACCTCTGCAGGTCTAATGGTCTCTTCATACTCATCTACAAAAATCTGAAGTTTATCAGATGCATTCATTCCAGCGGTATTGTAATTTAGAACAATAATAGTTCCAAAAATTGTTGCTGGTGTATGAGCATTTAAATATGGATCAGCTGTCGTTGCTGCACTTAATGTTAGTGTAGTTCCTGATACAGCAGTAATATATGTATTTGCTGGGATACCATAACCAGTAATTCTTTGACCAACAACTGGGGTAACCTGTGGCCATAGGTTGGTTACCGAAGTTGAACCTGGAGTTCCAGTAACAGCAATTTGAGTATCTCTTGTTCTTGTATAAGAAGCAACCCTTAGGTTAGGATCAGAGAAATTGAAAACTACCGTATTTGTGTTTAGGTTTGTGATTAATAAAAGCTTTTCACGGGGAATGGCCTTATCAATAGTAATTCTGTTCGCTGATGGAACAAAGATATAACCAGTGTCTAAATGAACTTTTCTTGCCATTGAGAAATTTCCTCTAAATTACATTCTTGCTTCTTATATTTATAGAATTAGATAATTGTCACAAATACTCTTTCTGGGAGCTCGGTGCCAATAACTCCAGTTCCTGATGTATTTATTACAATAGTATTATCTGATGTAATTGAACGTTTAATTCTTGAGGAACCATGAACAAAGAATAAGAATTCTCTATCAGGAACTCCTGTCTCTCCTTCAACATAAGTGTCTTGTGGAGGAACATTTGTTGTAGTTTCTGCAGCACCAGAGAATCCATATAGAGAACCAGAACCCTGTGCTCTGAAAAGTTTTTCCCACTTGTCAACAGAATCTCCCTCAACAAATATTTCTCCACTACCTTGCTGAGGAACAAGTGCTCTAGCGAAGATTGAATCACCCGAACCGATGATAACCATTTCACCGCCATAATATAGTAATGCCGATTTTTCGGTAGCATTTCCAGAAATACCAAATAGAGCAGTATCTTCTGGAGGGTTGACCGTTGTGCTTTCAGTTGCTTCTGATAATGTGAAGAGAGTTCCAGAACCATCAATTGATTTGTATGTTGTGCTTTCTGTAGCAGTGTTGCCAACATCAAACAATCCAACTCCAATTTCACTGATGGTTGCAACAACAACTGCACCCGATAGAGCAGAGAATTCGCCAGAACCAACGTAACTCTTGACTACCTTGAAGTCACTATATGTGACATCAACTGCAAATAGTGCAGTATCTTCGGGTGGATTAACGCCGAATGCTTCGGCGGAACCAGATGCAGTGAATAGAGAACCAGAACCAGGAAGTGCAGTATCTGTCTGAGATTCTGTTGCAGTTCCTGATAGAGTAGTTGTTCCTGAACCAGATGCAACATCAGTATGCTTCTCAATTGCAGTTCCAGAAATTGTGGTGTTTCCAGATGCAATTTCTCTAACAACAAATGCGAAGTTGCTATAAGCACCAGCGACACTGAAGAGTTGTGTATCTTCTGGTGGATTAAAGGTAACTCTTTCTGCTCCACCAGATAGAGTTCCGATAGAACCAGAGCCTGGTAGAGCAATATTTGTTTGAGATTCTGTTGCAGTTCCAGCAATATCAAATAAAGTTGTAATATCTGGTGGGTTGAACGAAACACTTGAAGCAGAACCAGAAATAGCAAATATGTCACCAGAACCTTCGTAATCCTTAACTGCTTTGAGATTGCTGTAAGTTCCAGATGCAACAAATAGAGTTGTGTTGTCTGGTGGGTTGACTCCAGTAGATTCTGATGAACCACCAAATCCAAACAGAGAACCAGTGCCTGGTAGAGCAATATTGGTTTGAGATTCTGTCGTTGATGTAGAAATTTCTAACGTTGCTAGACCAACGTAGTCATTTGTAATCTTCTGAATTGCTGTTCCAGTAACAGTGATTGTTCCTGAACCAGATTCAACTGCAGTGAACTTGAGGTTGCTATAAGTTCCAGATGCAACAAATAAAGTTGTATTGTCTGGTGGGTTGACACCAATCGATTCGGCGGAACCGCCAAATCCGAATAGAGAACCAGTGCCTGGTAGAGCAATATCTGTCTGTGATTCAATTGCTGTTCCAGTAACAGTGATTGTTCCAGAACCAGATTCATCTGCGGTAAATTTAAGGTTGCTGTAGGTTC